TAGGTATTTGTTACCGGAAGTGAAGTTTGCCGTAACATTTTTTCTAAAATAATCTAAATCAACCAGCCGCAAGATACGGTCTTCTGCATTCTGAATTAAATTGTCTAGATTGTTAACAAACGTAGTTTCAGAGTTTTCGGTGAAATCCTGAATAGCTTGTTTCAAAGTTGTTAAATTATATGCCATAGCTTACCACCTACGTGATTGTAACAGAAACAACGCCCGCTGTACTCTGTAAAACAGGAAGTGGGGTATACTGTAGTGTTTCTAAATTAAAAACGGGAAGCTGTATAGTCTGAGAGATGATATTACTGGAGTCTGGCCTAGCGTTCTGTAACGCCTGCGGGTCGGAAGTTTGTCTTACAGGCTCAAGTTGAGGATGTTTTGGCTCAAATTCATCTGGTCCTACAGCCGCGCCTGTCCATTCTATTTTCATATCCTTGTAAGGATAACGAAAACCAGACCTGTCAGATATGAAATAAGAATGCTTCCCAGACGCATATCGTGCCATTTAACTTACTCTTAAATATTGGTATTGAGGCGTCACATTAAATGACGACCGATCCCTATCCTCTGTACGCGCTCTTTCAAACTCTTCTTCATAAATAGCTTTGAGCATCTGTATTCTTTCAGGAGCTCTTTTCATAGCTATGTAATAAGCCAGCCCTGCGGCTAAACATGGATAAAATCTAAAGGGCATGTCCATTGTGTTTGTTAAATCATCTGCATCGTCCATACGAACCAAAGCATCGTACACAATTGTATCGGAAGAATTGTCAGGAGTTGTGTAAAGATAAAGCTCTGGAGTTACTTGACGATCTAAAAAGAACTGGCTAGGTCTGCCTGTCGTAGCTTTGTTTGGTATTGTTAGATAACCGTCTCTGCTCAATCTGCTTAAAGTAATGTCTGAGCCACTACGCCTACAAACGGCAGACAAGATGTCTATTACATCATTGCCCAAAGAGTACGAGCTTGTACCCGAAGTCAAAGCCTGAGTACGTTGTTTGATGGTCCATTGATTTAAACCACGGTTTGCCCAATCTGCTAGAAGCAGATTGAGCGACCGTTTTGCGGTTCGAGCATCGTATCCCGTCTTAAATTCGAGCCCGCACCGTTCATAAGCTTCTTCGATGTAATCATCTACTTGAAGCTCAAAGTTTTTTGACCCAGAGGTTGTCATTACTTTTTAACCTTACCACCACGCATCATTTTCTTAGCTTTAGCCATACCGCCGCCACGCATCATTGTGGGTTTGTTTTTAACTTTTTTCATCATTCTTTAGTCTCCTATAAAGAGAAACTCTATTTTGGTACAAATTGTCTGCACCATAATATTCCTGACAAGTGTCGTAATACCCTTTCATTCTAAGGGTATCTGACGCTTCTTGCAACTTTGTTAATCGTTGCAAGAATATCATAGCATAAGGCGCCTCTACAGTCGATTCAAACTCATCGTTGTCTAATAGTTCGTTTCCTTCATCATCAGGATGAAACCCCATGAGAAACATGTCTCTGTTTATGAAGAAGCCATCCGCGATTGCTTGGTTTAATTGGTCTAAGTAACCGTCCATTTCATCTAGAGGTAAAGGGGAAAAATCTACAAGGATTACAACGTCTTTGCTGTCATCCCATTGAGAAATTAATTTATAGAGATCCTGCCAGTCAGTTGAATACTTAAAACAAAAACCTACCTTTTCATCTTGCCACGCTTTCTTAGCGTAAGGGCAAGCGGGTAGGTTGTTATAATATTCATTAGACTGCTCTAAAGCATGTGCAGACCATTCTCGTGTTTCTCGAATAATAGCCTGTTCTAGCTGAAAGTCATTAATCATATGTGCCCCTAAAATTGCGTTACAGACCCCTTTGTCCGTTTACGCCTGCCGTTCATAACGCTCCCACAACCCCTAGCAACAGCAGTACCAGCCACTTTTTTGCCCCTGAACGGTCTTTTGACGGGGCCTCCGTTTGCAAGGTTTGTAACTTTTGCCGCTTTTGTGTTAGATACAACTGTCTTGCCTTTTGAGCCCTCGCGCTTCTTCTTCCTAGCGGTTGACGCTCTTTGAGACTTTGAGAGGCTTCTCGCTTTTGAAGCTGGTAGGCAACGGTCGGGGTTCTTTTTGTCTTTAGATGTACCGCATTCACCTTTGATATTGCCGGAACTATCAATTCGCACCCACTTTTGGTCTAGCCATTTTTTTAACTCACCCATTACTTTTTCTTTCTTTTAGAGCCCTTTGCATAGTTAGGGTCTTTGCAATACTTAGAAGCGGCAAGATTTGCGTATGCTGATGGATAGGTATCAAAGGTTCTTTTTGCCCAAGCTTTGCCTGCTGGACAAATTTTAGAGCCTTTGCTTTTGCTACTTACCTTGCCACCTTTTCTAAAATAAGTGGGCTTTACAGCTTTAGGTTTTGGTCCGGTGTTAATTTGCCTTCGCATGGAGGCTCGCATATTTGTCACCTGATTTCTCCAATAAGTAATCTTCCCATAAAGGTTTTACCATTTCTTCTACGTTGGCAACCTTCTCATGTGTCACGGCTAGCTCGGTCTTAACGTCCACCATGTTTATACCCAACCATCCTAGAAAAGCTAGAATAGCGGTTCCTAACAAAGTGTTTATGTTTAGCACTTCCATCTCCGCCTCGCTTGTCTTAAACGGCTATTAGGGTTCTTAGCCGCTTTCGGAAACTGTTTCATCTGCCCCGCGCTTCTAGCACAGTATGATTTACGGCGCTTTGCGGCGGCAGAGCCTTTTTTAACTTTTCCTGTTACAGCGGTTTTTAACTTTGATCCGGGATTTGCGCGTCTATACGCCGCTACTCCAGCCTTAGTCATCCCCGCTCCTTTTTCAGTAGGGCGAAAATTCTTCTTGTTGCGGGGAGGCATTTTGGCTTTTTTGCGTTCAGCCACTACAAGTCACTCCCATTTTGAATGTAAATAAACTCCATTGACGCGGACACATTGAAGTCAACTGAGCCTGAAGAAGAAAACGCCCTCATTTCCAAGTCTGTTTTTTCTGTGAACTTTAACGGGTAAGTATAAAACTGTTCGTGTGCGCCATCTGTTAAAGTAAATCTTTCTTTTATCTGAAAGACTTCTCCGTATGGTCTAGCTACAAGACTAGCATTTAAGAGAGCTTTGGTGGCAGTAGATGTGCCTGTGGACAAAGCCATTTTTGTAAGGAACGCTGTATATCCTGCGGGAACTGTCCAAAGGCTCATCAGTGTTTGGTTGTCGCCATCCCCATTTATGGTCAGGTAAATATTAGCTGGAACCCCAGATGTAACCGTACCTGTTCCTGCGTAAACTGTGCCAGCGTTTGCGCCACCACTACCTGCACTGCGAACAATGCCGCGATTTATCCGTAGGTAAGATTTTGTAGTGTTAACAGCCGTTTGTCCGTTTAATGTGACAACTTCGTTTATTTCGTTGTAATCCGCATCTAGGCCAAAAACTTCTACCGTTCTTGCACCAGTTCCTGCGGCAGTGTCATTAGCTGAACTGCTTGATATAGTCATTACCGTGGCTGATGCGGGATAAGCGTATAAACCACCTTGTTCCCAAATAGTTTCTTTAGTGGCTCCAACAACAGCGTTGTAACCAAACTTAAAAATAGTTTTATGAAAGGATATTTGGCCGCGGGCAACTTGAAGCTCAAACGGCTCTGAAGTCCCTACCCTTGATATGGAACTAACTTCACGTGCCATTTGAGCCTCCTTTTAGTTGTAGAAAACAGTCGCGGCAGTAATCGCTGTAGAAGTAGATATAAAGATATCACTTACACGAATACCTTCTGCCGGAATGTTTACTGAATGCGAATCAGATGCGTTAAAATCAAGATCTAGGACAGTCGCCCCACCGTTACCGTCGGTAAAGGTTAGGCGAGGTGTCCCTGTCGTGGTCTTAACTTGTATCTGACGAATGCGAGCGGGGCCAACGCTGGCGGAGCCAGTTGCCGTTAGACGGACCGCTTTAACGTCCGAACCAGCCATTGCGACCTCCTATTAGTTCTGTTCTACGCCGTCGTTTGCCATTGCGTATGTAAGAATGCCTGTAAATGTACCGCTAGTAGCCGCTGAAGCGCCTACGTTAGCTGTTACAGTAGCATTAGCGGCTAGACCACCAGCTATGCACAATGCGCCGTTTGCACCAGTGATTTCACCAGCTACATCAACAGGAAGCTCGTTTGCAATTCCATCAGGATCCGCAGATGTTCCTAAATCAATTGTAGGGTTAGTACCGCCTGCCGCTGTTCCAATTGTTTGAACAGACATAACGATAGCGCCCGCAGGAAGAGTAAGAGTTTGACCTGCTGAAGAAGAGGTTCCAATTCTTACGCTAGTAGCGCCTGTTGCGGTAGGGTCGCATGAAAACTGTACAGATTGTACCATCACGCCGGGTGTGACTGTGCCTCTCGCACCGCCACCATATGCACGGACTACGCCGCCAAAAGTAGTGTTTGCCATGTGTATCTCCTGTCGTGGCAAGTGTCAGCCGCCCCATGCGGCTGTCAGGGATAACTTATTATACCTCGAAATACGGGTTTAAATAAAGTTCAAATTTAAAACAAACCGCAGATCAGCGTCTGTGCAACTTGAACTGTTATGATATATAGCCCCGTCTAGTATTAAAAGACGATTGGCAACGCTTTCAACAACGGTTCCGTCCTCTAGTCGAGTAAAACCATTGTTGGTGTTTATATAGAATATCGCAGTGTCGTTAGGCATGTTATCAAAATCCACATGCTTGCCGTGCTCTTCTATGCTTTCTGTTTTTGGGTAGGCGTTTACTTTAGCTCTTATGATAGCATTTATGCCTATGCCCTCTAAAAAAGGTTCTACGATGGGTAAGTAAAAATCCGACGTAGGTCTTGAGCGATAAAATAAAGGATGTTCAAAATAGAAAAACTTATTCCGTTCCTTTGAAAAAGCTATGAAATCAACGTAATATAAGGGGAACTTGCCCGGAGAGGTTATTTCTCGTGACATTTCAGAGAAGACGTCCTCCGGCAGGAAGTTATCTATTACTTTATATTCTTTCATTAAATGCCCCAATTACAGAAAGTTTATATTTATGCTTACCCTGAGATCTTGGTCTGTACAGGTAGTGCTGTTGTGTACTACAGAACCGTCGAGTAACAAAAGTCTATTTGCTACGCTTGAAACCACGTTGTTTTCATCTATACGAGTAAAGCCGTTATTACTGTTTACATAGAAAACAGCAACATTCATGGGTATTCCTTCCACATCCACATGCCTGCCATGCTCTACTATTTTCTCTGTTCTAAGGTAAGCATTAACTTTAGAACGGTGTAAAGTATTAATCCCCATATGCTCAATAAGGGGGTTCATTACAGCCTCGTAATAAGGGGAAATTGGAAAACAATCTGCGAAAAGATTGTGTATAAAATATATACCCGGATCGTCCCCGTCTGCAATTTCATTTGAGTAGAAGAAAGGAAAGGTTCCGGGAGTAAGAATTAAGTCAGATAAATTCTTAAAAACATCTTCCGGCAGGAAGTTGTCCATCACTTTGTAATTGTTCATTTTGCCCTCCACTAATTATATCACTATACAATAAGCAAAGGGCGGCTACAAGAGCCGCCCTTACATCCCAAAGACGATACTAAGGGAGAGA